GGTCCGGCTGCATGGCGTCGAGCATGCGGACGGTGTCGCGAGCCACCTCACGCATCTGCTCGAGCTTCGTTCGCGTGACCCTGAGAGGAAGCTGCTTCGAGAGCGTCGTCGTTCCATCCATAGCTGGCGATCCTGTCGTACTGTCCATCCCTCGTGACCGTGACCGTGGCGGGCCTCCGCAGCCCCTTCGCGATGGCGAGCGCGTCCTCGACGGTGTCGGGCACCCACTCGCGCCCCTCGCCGCTGCGGAACATCCACCAGCGTTCGGCCTTGTGGCGCGCGAAGCCGGTGTGCTCGAGGCAGACCCACTCGCGGAAGCGCATGAGCCCGCACACGTACTCGACCCGCAGGCTCGGCGGCTTGCCGGGCTTCTCGTGCCGGCAGTAGCCCACATGGTCGACGCGGTGCGTGACCGGCTTCGCGAGCGTGGAGATCAGCGCGTCGGTGGCGGCGTGAGCGTCGTGCTGCGGGCCTTCTGGCTCGGGCTCCGGGAACTGGTAGCCGCACTCGGTGCACTCGCGGGCGCCGATCCAGAGCTGCGTGGCGCACTCCGGGCACGCCTTCGCGAGGGCCTCGCCGACGCCTGCGTTCTCGCCCTTCGGCGACACGCGGTCGATGGGGCCGTGGCGGCGCACGTTGCCGCCGAAGTCGAGCACTAAGCAGTTCGAGACGAGGAGCCCTGAAACAGTGAAGCGATGTCGGGGTCCGGCGTTGAGCACGTCCCATACACGCCTTTCGGTTTGCTTGACGGTGTGTTCCACCGCTTCACGATCTCCGGCCACGAAAGTCCACTCCCTATGAGTCTTCTCAGCGTGGCGTCTGCATACCGGACATCCGGGTGCGCCATCCTGAACGCATGAGCTTCCGCGTTGATTCTCCGCTTGCGCGTGTTTGAGACATTGAGCGATGCTGTTGCCCACCTCAGATTGCCAGGCTCGTAGTGGCCGTTGTTGTCTATGCGGTCGATCTCCATGCCACGGTCGGCTGGCTCCCCGAGGTTTTCGATCAGCCACACAGCCATCTCCGTTGGCCCAGAAAACCTGAACTCGATCCCGCGCCCCCCGTATCGCTCGAACTCTGAGCAGTTCGCGTTCGTGCATCTCTGCTTCGCGCTTATCGCTCGCTTGACGAGCCAAGATGGTGCACGACGAGGGTTCCCGCATGGACGGCAGCCTGCCGTGCCACGCATCACCGAGTCGTAGCTCTTGGCTTCCGTTGCTCCGCAGGATGAGCACTCCGTCATCAGATACGGGCGCCGGCGCTGTCCTCGCCTGATGATCTCCCCGGAAACAACGGAGAGATTCCCGCACCGGAACCCGACCAACTCCGGTCTCTGCGATGGGAATTTGTTTGATGGCACACTCCCCAAACGTCTTCCAGCCTTCTTCCGTCCAGACACGATGATCCTCCGTAGCGATGAGCCCGGCGTAGGATACCACAGGTCTTGTCCCCATGAACTTGACGCCGTCGTGATACACCCAATCCTCTCCGTCCCACAGGCGATGATGCCTCTGCACGGACTCGATCGGAACGAGCCCCGCGTCCGTCAGAACCAACTCGCCTTCGGCGATGCAGTTGTCCTTCCCGGGCGCCGTGCGCATCCCGCGCCCCATGATCTGCACATACAGCCCCGTCGACTGCGTCGGCCGCAGCACGGCGAGCAGGTCGGTCTCGGGCGCGTCGAAGCCGGTAGTCAGCACCCCGACGTTGACCAGTGCCCGCACCCTGCCGGCCTTGTAGTCGCCGAGCAGCTGGTCCCGTTCGGCTGCAGGCGTCTCACCGAGGACGAGAGCGGTGCTCACGCCGTGCCGGCGCAGCTCGGCGGTCACGGCCTCGGCGTGCGAGACCCCCACGCAGAACACCAGCCAGGACCGGCGGTCCTGCCCGTGCTGCACGATCTCCTCGACGGCCTTGGCGACGTTGTCGCCGGCTTCGGCTGCGGCCTCGAGCTCGCGGGCGATGAACTCGCCGGCGCGGGAGTGCACGCTGCTGGTGTCGATCTCGGCGGTCGTCTGCTTCGGGACCAGCGGGCACAGGTAGCCGCGGTCGATCAGCGTGGTGACGGGCAGGTCGTAGGCGATGTGGGTGAACAGCCGCTCGTCGCCCTGGTGGAGCATGCCGCCGCGGATCCGGTAGGGCGTGGCGGTGAGACCGATCACCTTGAGGGCCGGGTTGCGCTCGGCGAGGGCGCCGAGGAAGTCTCGGTACATGCCCTCGGCTGACTTCGCCACCAAGTGCGCCTCGTCGATGATGACGAGGTCCTGATGGCCGAAGAGCTGCGGTTTCCGGTAGACGGACTGGATGCCGGCGAAGGTGATCGGGTAGGCGGTGTCGCGCGACTTGAGGCCAGCGGAGAAGATGCCGAGCGGTGCCCGCGGCCACAGCGCCAGGAGCTTGTCGGCATTCTGCGCGATCAGCTCTTTGACGTGCGTCAGCATCATGATGCGCTGCTTCGGCCAGGTGGCGAGCACCTCCTGGACGAATGCAGCGAGGACGATCGACTTGCCTGCTCCGGTCGGCAGGACGAGCAGCGGGTGCCCGTCGTGCCGCTCGAAATAGGCGTAGATCGAGTCGATCGCCGCTCGCTGGTAGTCGCGCAGCTCGATCACGGGGTCTTCACTTCCTCGCCCAGGCGGGCTGCTTCGAGGCCGCGGCGGGAGCCTGCCGCGGTGCAGCTGCGGCCGGGGTGGGGGCAGCACCGCCGAGCGGCTCGTAGCTCGAGACCTCGTTGGTCGCGTCGTATCCGGCGTTCGCCGGGCGCACCTTGAGCTTGACCTGCACGGTGTGTCCGTGCAGCTCACTGCTGTCGGTGACCGAGGAGAGGCCGCAGGCCAGGCACAGCGCCTTGAGCTGCTTCTGTGCGATCTCCGAGGCGGTAGTGTTCTGGTTCCAGATGTTCAGGCGGTCCCAGACCTTTCGGCCCTTGTTCTCGGGGTGGTGGTTCTCGTCGATCTCGAGTTCGACCTGCAGGTAGGCGCCGTCGCCGGCCTTGGTCGGCTTCTTCTCGGTGGCGGTGACCCGCATCGCGTACTTGCCCGGGTTCAGCGGGTCGAAGCTCTGGTTCGGGTCGATGTTGTCGAGGGGGATGTCGTTCAGGTTGACCATGGTCGTCCTCAGTTGGTGCTGTCGGTGAAGTTCGCGGAGACGGCCGCCTGGAAGGATTCCCAGGACAACGGCAGCTCAGCGGGGAGTCGGTATCGGTTCTTCGCTCGGAACGCTGGGCGCTCCTCGGTGTAGAGCACGCGGTCGCCCTTGCCGGCGCCGCGGCTGCGCTCCTGCCCCTTCACCTGGTCCCGCACGACGTGGACCTTGTAGGAGGCGAAGAGGAGCGCGTCGGCCCACTCGCAGACGATGTCGTTCGCCAGCTTGTGGAGCCGCATCTGGTAGCGGTCGAAGGGCTCGTGCTCGGGTGACTCGAACCGCTTGATCTCGCTGTGCGCGATCACGACCACGGTCATGCCGCGGTCGCGGAGCGCGTCGAGCCCGGACAGGAACATCCGGAACTCCTCGGCGGCGAGGATGTAGCCCTTGCCGTAGCCGAACGCTTCGATGTTCTTCTTCTGCTCCCGCGCTGCGACGTGCGCCCAGATCAGCGGCTCGAGCTGGTCGAGGCTGTCGAAGACGACCGACTGGAAGTCGTGCGGCTCCTCGAGCAGCGTGGTGATGGCGTCGAGCACGTCCTGGTAGGAGCGTGCGACGTCGCCGAAGTGGGCTGCGTCGATCAGCCCGAGGCCGTCCTCGGTCTGGATGAAGATCGGGTCGGGCGCGGAAGCGGCGAAGGTCGTCTTGCCGATGCCGGGGGTGCCGTAGATCACGATCTTCGGCGGCTTGAGCGCGGCCCCGCGGCGCACGCTGGCCAGCGACATCCGCCGAGAACTCGGCGGCGTGAGGGGGATGTGTCCGAGGTCGGTCATTGTCGGTCGGTGGTGATGGTGTTGCGGGTGGGTGGTGACGGTCAGAACTGGACCGTCTCTTCGTGCCGGTGCAGCGCGGCGAACCGGTCCACCAGCCGTTCGATCAGCAGCGTCTCGACGTGCACGTCGTTGCGGACGTAGTCGAGGAGTTCGTCGAGCGGCATGCTGGGCGCGTCGGCGCCGTCGGCGGTCTTCCCCGGCAGACCGAGAGCCCGCAGGTAGTCCTTGAGCCGACCGTTCCGGCCGAAGATGTCGACCGGGTCGATGATGGCGTTCCAGTCGAACTTGTTCGGCCACCAGTAGGGCAGCTCGATGTTGTGGACGGCGGCACGCATCGCGAGGAAGGGCACGTCG